AGCCCATATAAAATAATCCCTAACACAGGAGGAGATGATGCCCGTTTACACTAGTCACCTGCTATCTCTGGCTGAAACTTACATAAGGTTATGTGAGTGCCGATCAAAGCTGGATAAATGTCCTAACGTTCCCCGAACCAAAAGGTTGAAGGCGAGGCTGGACGCTTTAATCAACGATTCCTTAACTAGGCCAGAAAGAGCCCATGATGGAGAGGATTGGAGAAAGAAGCCAATAAAGTTAACTGGATTCTGGAGGGTGAGGGAGAGTTTCATGGACTACATTGAAAGCTGGTCGGATCCGAGGGATGTCCTGGAGGATGTTAAAAACCATCTTCTTGAGACAGAGCCCCTTGATCCAGAGGGTGACTGGGCATTGAACAATCCTTATGGGATTACCATAGTGGATATGGGCTAACTACCGACCCTCGGGAACCCTCGAACCCGAAGACACTGGCATATCCTTAACTGCCCGAAAGGGCACAGAAAGGAGGACACCTATGGAAGATTATATCTTCCGTGTCTCGGATCCAACCTCCCGCTTAATTTCGTTAGGCCTCCCCAAGTATCTTGCTATCCCATTCGTAGGGCTAGTCAGACGTTGGGAAGTGAACAGTGGTCCCGCATGGACGGTCGATCGGCTGAAGTCCTTAAAGACTGATTTAATTCGTCAGTCTGCCGGTTTACCCCCTTTGACCTGGGTGAAGACTAACGCCCGGGGCAAATGGTATGGGGCTATAGGTGGGATCTTTCGTTATTCCCAAAGATCGCCTAAGGCTTTTCGGACGGCTCTCGCGAGCCTGATGATTTACTCGGCTTTCGAGCCGAGGGAGCCGACCCCCAAGCATGTACCAAAACTTCGTACAGCAGTTGGGGCGAAACCTTCATTCATTCCTGTTGATTTTAAGCAGGATTTACGGAGATTAGCTCTTGACTACTTGGGTCCCCAGAAACATGCACATCCTCAGCAGTTGGTAACCTACCAAGGTTCTCCATCTGTCCGCGCTCCGATTTTTGGAGAGCGATCTGTCCCTCAAGATAAGGGCTTGGAGAAAGAATTACTCTGGGTCACGGGTGGCGGTGAGTACGCTCACTTCGCGAGTAGCCATTCGATTTTCCTTAACCGTCATTATGACTGTTATGGGCCGGTACTTGAGGGGGTTGATGTATACCTAGCACAAGGCCGATTTCTGCCCGGCCTGTCTGGTGCAATGTTTGACCGTTACGAACTTGGTGGTCCTTTCGCAACACTTTATCGCGGAAGACAAGATATACCACTCCCAGGCCCCGTGTGGGGCGGAAGGGTGATACCTCTTACCAAGGACGGCGGTTGGAAAGTGCGCTGGATTGCTAGCCCATGTCGCCTACACCAAATGGCCTTGCGGCCACTAGGTAGGGCGCTGTATCGAATTCTCGAACAGCTACCATGGGATTGCACATACGACCAGGAAAAGGCGTTAGTACCCATACAAAAGTATCTTCGTACAGGACGAGTAGCCCACGCAGTAGATTTGTCATCCGCTACGGATCACTTTCCGTTAGAATTGCAATTGGAAGTGCTAGGTGCCCTCTTTCCACAAAGTCCTTACGTCAGACTTTTCGGCGAGCTCTCTAGATCCTCTTGGTCGAGCCCAGCTGGTACACTTTGCTGGACAAAAGGTCAGCCGATGGGGTTGTACCCATCATTTGCCTCGTTCGGTCTAACCCATGGTTTTCT